ATGGCACGCATCACACGCCCCCTCACTAACAACGAAATCCTTAAAGCCAAACCTCGGGAAAAAGACTTCACCCTTCATGATGGTGACGGCCTTTTCTTGCTCGTCAAAACCACCGGTAAAAAACTCTGGCGTTTCCGCTATCAACGTCCGGTCAGTGGTAGCCGAACCAATTTGAGTCTCGGCTCATACCCTGCCCTTACTCTCGCAGCAGCTCGTCAGATACGCGACCAGCACTTAACCACACTCGCACAAGGTATGGATCCGCAGCAGCAACATGAGCAGGCATCAGAACAACGTCAGATTGAGCTGGATAGTATTTTCTCAACTGTGGCCGCCAACTGGTTCCAGATTAAAAGCAGAAGCGTCACAGAAGATTATGCTAAGGACATCTGGCGTTCATTAGATAAAGATGTGTTCCCTACTATAGGCGCGATACCCGTTCAGGAGATAAAGGCCAGAACGATTGTTGAAGCATTAGAACCAATCAAAGCGCGTGGTGCATTGGAGACTGTTCGCCGTTTAGTGCAGCGCGTAAACGAGATAATGATTTATGCAGTTAATACGGGTCTCATTGACGCCAATCCTGCATCAGGCGTAGGTATGGCTTTTGAAAAACCCAAAAAGCAAAATATGCCCACGCTACGACCAGAAGAATTACCTAAGCTGATGCGTTCTCTGGTCATGTCAAATCTGTCTGTTCCGACTCGCTGCCTTATTGAGTGGCAACTCCTGACTCTTGTTCGCCCTTCAGAAGCTTCTGGTGCTCGATGGGCAGAGATAGATCTCGATGCAAAGTTATGGACAATTCCAGCAGAGCGGATGAAAGCTAAGCGCGAGCATATTGTTCCGTTATCTCCACAGGCATTAGATATTCTAGAAGTAATGAAGTCTATTAGTTCTCATCGAGAACATGTTTTCCCGAGCAGGAATGATCCAAAACAACCAATGAACAGTCAGACTGCAAATGCCGCCTTGAAGAGGATAGGTTATGGAGGTAAGTTAGTGGCTCACGGAATGCGTTCAATTGCCAGTACTTATTTGAATGAATCAGAATTTAATTCAGATATTATTGAGGCAGCCTTAGCTCATGTAGATAAAAATGAAGTGAGAAGAGCTTATAATCGTTCAACATATTTGGCTCAGAGAATTGAGCTAATGAATTTCTGGGGTTTAAAAATTATGAGTGAGAAAAAATAATGATAATAGATCAAAATTCATCCATCAATATCATTACAGGGAATAATGGCTCTGGAAAAAGTTCAATATTAGCAGAAATTTCAAATGAAGAGTTCGCAGTAGGTCAAAACGTCATATGCTTATCAAACACATCAACCAATAAATTCCCAAAAAGGAGGAGTCAGCGTTTCCATGTCCTAAATCAATCATCCAACACACTAAATAAAGCAATCAAAAAGGTAGTAATAAGTAATGGCCATGATAAAATTAGAACGTCTCACGCACATACTTTCCCAAGAGTTTTGCAATATTTAGAATTTGAGGAACAATTGACTTTTAAATTCACAGTATTCCCATATGAAAGCTTTATCAGGAAGTTTCAATCCGAAACATATAATAACGAATGGATTAGAAATGATATCGAAGAGATAACAAACAACCTAAATAAATTAATTAAAATTAATGATGACATCAATTACCAATCAGACAGAGAAATAAAAAGCTCTCACATACTTTATTTGGAATACTCATTCACATATGAAGCAGATAAAAGAATCAACACAATACACAACATACTTATTGAGTTGATATTAAAACATGAGAGATTATTAAAAAAACATCATTTGATATCAGATATTGAGATAAATTTTCATCGCGGACATAACATTATACCATCCTCACATTTAAGCTCCGGCGAAGCGGGTTATATTGCAACACTTGCATTTATTCTTACGCATGTATCAGATAGCAACACAATAATAATAGATGAACCAGAAAATAGTTTGCATCCTCGCTGGCAAAAAAAATACACTTCCAACTTATTAGACCTTCTATATTATTTTAACGTGAGGATAATATTAGCCACACACTCACCGATGATTGTTATTGGGGCAGTAGAGGACAATAGCAGTCTTAGAGTATTTAAATCCGAAAATAGCATCCTCTACCCACTTGAGGGAAATGAAACAAATATAGATGAAGTTATGGTAGATGTTTTCGGAGTACTAACGTCTAGAAGCAGATATTTTAGTTATAAAATCAATGAAATCTTAAATGAATTCAATAATAAAACAATTAATTTAGCTACCGCTCAACAAAAACTGGATAAAACTTTATCACTAGGCCCTGATGAAAACCAAGAGAATATAATAAAAGCAGCTTATAAAATCCTTGATGAGATGAGTAAAAATGCCTAACTTTATATTTAAACCTGAACACATTTCACACATACGAACCGTTATTGCTGAAAAGAATGCTGATGATAAAGTGAAAGTGTGGGAGAACTCTTTACTGAGCCCTTTGAGAAGAGAACTCAAGCATTATATCCTTTCTAATCGTACTGACGGTATAAAATGTGCATACTGCTTAAAGAATTTTTACAATGAACACAGTATGAATATTGATGTTGAACATATTCTTCCTAAATCGCAATACCCAGAATATACTTTCACCCTTAAAAATTTAGCTGTTGCCTGTAAAAGATGCAATCTATTAATAAAAAGGAATGACGTTTCTTTTTTGAATGATAATTTCAATAGAAAAAAACCATTCAATTCAAAATATTATGCAATAACCCACCCTGTAATCGACAGAAAAAACAACCTATATCTTTTAGATGTTCACTTTAACGGGTGCCATATAATTAAATATCAAACAAAAAGTGTAAAGGCCGAGAATACTTATAATTACTTCAAACTTAATGAAGTAGAGATAGAAGCATTGAATAGTGCACAGGGAATTAATCAGATAGTTGATTTACTCAACACTTTCAATCCTTGAAATGAAAGATAAAATCATATCTAGAAAGCCGCCAACAAGGCGGCTTTGATTCAATTAGCCCTTAGATTTTTTCGGATCATCTTTTCGTTGGTAAGTCCGTTCTTCCTGAATCCGTCCATCCTCTTTGTGAATCTTTACTGAGCCCGTTTTATCTTTCATAAACTCTCGCATTTCTTCAACAATTTCATTTTTGGTTGTCGCAGTCTTGCTAGGCCTTTTATTCCCTTCTTTTTGAAGTTTCCATTTATCACCATCTTTAGTAATGTGATAATTATCCATCAAAGTCTCCAAATGTAGTTGAACATAAGAAACGTCATTAAAAATTTTAACCAAAACGAAACGCTGGATTTGTGTAGCACCTCTCATCCACAAATTACTATCCCAACAAACATGACAAGAAGTTTCAGCAACAAACCAATGGCTAGCATGACAGTACCTTCATGCTTAATTCTGACATTGATCTTTAATAATACGTTCCATCACTGGCGCGCAATGCTCTCCCCGCCGCGCCTGCCCGCTTAAGGGGGTACTTTTAATGCAGGTGCAAAGGGGGGCTCAGTTCGCACCGCAACTGGCGCTGATCGGGAGTACAGGGGCGGGAAAACTCATGCAAAGCCATGCACCTTATGGATGCATGGCTTAATTCGGGAAAAATGGCGGGATTTACAGGGATTTTTTTTTACGGCCTACTGCGCGGCCAGCTCGGCGCGTCGGCGGGTGTAAATCATGTTCTGTGCAGGGGTAAATGTTTCACGATTATCATTCCGCGAAGGCGCGTCAGGCCTGTATCCGATGGCCGTTAAAATATCGCTGTCCTGTGCAGAATAATTAATGTCATTTCCTGCGGTCAGCCAGACGGAAAGAGCTTCTCGGAGATATGCCATCGAACGGTCAAGCGCGCGGTTTTTTATCATCGCGGGCTGGTTCTTAATCCCCATCAGCTCCGGTGCCAGTGCGGCGGCCAGTTCTGCACCGTTCTGCAGCATAAAATCATGCAGCCGGTTACGAATGCTGATGCACTGTACTTCCTCATGTGAGCGGATATAGCGACCGGCGGCCTGATTAATCTCCCATTTTTTTATATCGATGAGCTCACGCAGCATCTGTAAGCGGCGGGAACCCGTTGCGTCGCCCAGCAATAGATCCCGATATTCCAGCTCTGTAGCGGCCAGTTCAGCTTTACGGTTCATCCACGCTGCTTTGTTCGTCTGACAGGCTTCAAACGCATTTTGTAAGGTCGGGCCAGTCATTATCGTCTCTCCTGATTATGGCTGAATGGCGAGCTGTAACACCCTTTCACTTTGCGGGTGGTTCTGATTTTCGACGGAGCGGGTTCAGCCTTCTTCTCTTCCGCAGGGGAGCGGATAATCTCAAAAATGGATTCATGCGTTTTGAACGTCGTTGAGCAATACACATTCTGGCACTGCAGATAGCTCTCTTTTACGTTCTCAGACATATATTTACTGGTCCGGACGTGGGCGGCCTGACCACAATTAGGGCAGCGCATCATGACAGTAATCCCCTTGCTTTCAGGCTGGCTTCACGCGCCCTCATTTTTTCCTGCCAGACCTTACGCTGAACGGGCGTGGCCGCAACATCATGCTCCATATGAGGCAGCGTGGAGGCCGACAGCCCTGTTTTAAACAGCACCGGCTCATTGGTCAGACGGATACTGTAGCCCTTCACGGCCTGTTCAAGCCACGCTTTCACCTGCTGCATCACAACCTTTTCCGGTTCGATATATCCCTCGTGCCCGGTCGTATTAGCAAACGGATTATTAAGGACCAGTATATTGAGTTTCATTGCCCTGACCAGCGCACTACAGGTGTCACGCAGGGCAGCATTTAGCTCATGCTCTGCGTACTGGCTGAGGACGCAGTGATGTGCCTGACGATACGTTCTGGCCGTCCGGTCGCAGGCTCCCTTAAGATTGTCCAGCTCAAAAGACAGCACCTCAGCCATATTGTCACATTCCTGCACCAGTTCCCGACATGCCACGCGCGCCAGATGGCGTTGTTTCAGCTCGTCGGTAATAACTGCACCTCCGGCACGAAAGGCGGCGCACCATGCGCCGGAATCATTGCCGTTTTCCTGCTCCAGTTCGTTTTTTTGTGCTTTTACTTGGCTGATGGCCGCCGTGGTTTCATCCATACGACTGGCACTGGCAAGATGCGCTGACCGGGCAACCTCAAGGCGTTCCATTGCGGGTTTCAGGTAGTCGGGAATGGCGGTGGTATCGGTCATGTCGGGTCTCCTCTTTGTTTCAACCTGAGGAGATTCTGCCGCGCCAGACACAACAACACGATTCATTGCCGTTGTGGCAAAAATGGCACAAAAGACCTTAAAACCCGGCTGGCCAGAGAAAGGTCGCAGGAAAACCTTACTCACCGTTTGTTTTTTTACTGATAACTATTCACCACTGTTCACCTTAAATAAAAAGATAAGTAATACAGTAAGTTAAATGGTTAACAGTTGAGAGTCTGACTGTTCACCGTCTGTTCACCACTGTTCACCCTCCTGATTTTGACTGGCCTACTTACTTAGACTTTTTATTTATATTTAAACGGGAGATAAGATGTAACAGATATATGTGGAGGGGCCAGAATGTGCCACAAAATGTCCACGATGTACCAAAACATTGCCAACGTTTGCTGCTGTATAAAAAAAGCCTGTTGTGTGGTGGGCCACTACAAAATGACTTGTTGCCCCGAGGTAAAATATACACAAAATAGAGAGCTACCCGAAGCCGGACGGACACGCCCGGCACTGTATGGACTTTGTGAGGTAGCTCGATGCACACCGCTTTTTCTTCCCCGTCTTCTGCCCCTGCCGCGCCGGTGATGCCGGTTTCTGATGCCGTTCAGGAACGCTTTATCCGTCTGCCCGAAGTGATGCATCTGTGCGGCCTGTCCCGGTCGACCATTTACGACCTCATCAGCCGGGAGGCCTTCCCGAAACAAATCTCCCTCGGCGGCAAAAACGTGGCATGGGCGCAGTCTGAAATCACTGCATGGATGGCGGATCGCATTGCCGAACGCAACCGGGGCTATGACGCATGATGATGACCGTTCAACAAACAGCCCCTTTTTCTGGCTTGCTTCTTTTCGCCGTTTCCAGATATAGTTTTCCCGCTGTCGCAAAATCGGCAGCCGGGCGTGAGAACCCGAGTTACTCAGTGGCGACACCGGACGCGCCATGCGTCTTTTTTTGTGTCTATGCCTATGTGCACCTGTTGTTTACGCATCGGTTCTTAAGCCGTTGCTGTATCTGCGTAATGGTGGCTCAGGCGGGGCAGCCTTCGGGCTGGCCGGTACCCATTGAGGCCGGTTTCTCACCCCCGTCTGGGCTACCACCCGAGCGTGAGAACTCCGGTGGTAGCGTTAACCGCTACTCAATGGAGGTTGCCCTTATGGCTACGATCCTCACCCCGTTACACCCGCAGTTTGTCTTTGTGTTTGCCGCCGTTCGTCGTGCAGACCGTAAACCCCGTATCTGTATGCTCCGCACCGTTGCCGGTGATGAACACACCGCACGCCTTTCTCTTGTTCGCGATTACGTCCTCTCGTTTGCTGGCCGTCTGCCGGTTGCGGAGGTGCGCGCATGAGACACACCACCATTACCGCCCGCGACCTCGAATGTCTGGAGCATATGCGCAACGTAGGCCAGCTCATCAATGAGCTGATGCAGGTGCAGGACTGCGCGACCGTTCGTCGTGACCCTGCGCAGCAGTCACAGCCCACCTCCGTGATTTACCTCATGACCGCCCAGCTCGACGGCGTGGTCGAACGCTGCAATCAGCGCTGGCTGACCGGGGAGGGCAACGTATGAAAAAGCCATTACCGCCCGTATTACGCGCCGCGCTGTATCGTCGCGCCGTGGTCTGTGCATGGCTGACCCTGTGCGAACGCCAGCACCGCTACCCGCACCTCACCCTCGACACACTGGAAAGCGCCATTGCCGCCGAACTGGAGGGCTTCTACCTGCGCCAGCACGGCGAGGAGAAAGGCCGCCAGATTGCCTGTGCTCTGCTGGAAGATTTAATGGAAGCCGGGCCACTCAAGGCCGCGCCCTCACTGTCCTTTCTCGGGCTGGCCGTGATGGATGAACTCTGCGCCCATCACATTCAATCGCCTGTTGTGCACTGAGGGAGAAAATAACGATGAAAATGAACGTAACGGAAACCGTAAAACAGGCGTGCGGCCACTGGCCGCGCATTCTCCCGGCGCTGGGGGTAAAGGTCATTAAAAACCGGCATCAGTCCTGTCCGGTGTGTGGTGGCTCTGACCGTTTCCGCTTTGACGATAAAGAGGGGCGCGGGACGTGGTTCTGCAATCAGTGCGGCGCGGGTGACGGGCTTAAGCTGGTAGAAAAAGTGTTTGGCGTGACTCCCTCAGAGGCCGCCGGGGAGGTGAACGCCGTGACCGGCAACCTGCCGCCGGTTGCCCCGGAAGTGATTGCGGCCGCAGAGGCTGAAACGGAGGCCGACCGCAAAGCGGCGGCCACGTTGGCCGTCAGGCTCATGGAGAAAACCCGACCGGCCACCGGCAATGCCTACCTCACCCGCAAGGGTTTCCCCGTTCTGGAATGTCTGACGCTCACCGTCATGCATAAAACCGGCGGCGTGACGTTCCGCGCCGGTGATGTGGTTGTCCCGCTGCATGAGGATACCGGCGCACTGGTTAACCTTCAGCTTATCAATGCTGACGGTCTCAAGCGCACCCTAAAGAGCGGGCAGGTCAAAGGGGCATGCCATCTCATCGACGGGCAGAAACAGGCGGGGAAACGCCTGTGGATAGCGGAGGGCTATGCAACGGCCCTTACCGTGCATCACCTGACCGGGGAAACCGTCATGGTGGCGCTGTCGTCCGTGAACCTTCTTTCTCTGGCGAGCCTGGCCCGTCAGAAACACCCGGCCTGTCAGATTATCCTCGCCGCTGACCGTGACCTGAACGGCGACGGCCAGAACAAAGCCACCGCAGCCGCTCAGGCCTGTGAGGGCGTTGTCGCCCTGCCGCCTGTGTTCGGTGACTGGAATGATGCGTTTGTTCAGAAAGGTGAGGAGGCTACGCGGAAAGCCATTTATGCCGCCATCCGGCCAGCGGCACAAAGCCCGTTTGACACCATGAGCGAGGCGGAATTTACCGCCATGGGCGCCAGCGACAAGGCCTGGCGGGTGCATGAACATTACGGCGAAGCGCTGGCCGTCGATGCGAACGGCCAGCTCCTGTCCCGCTATGAAAACGGCATCTGGAAGGTGATAACGCCGTCTGATTTTGCCCGCGACGTGGCCGGACTGTTCCAGCGCCTGCGCGCCCCGTTCTCATCGGGGAGAATTGCCTCGGTGGTGGAGACCCTGAAACTGATTATTCCCCAGCAGGATGCACCGGCACGCCGTCTGATTGGTTTTCGCAACGGGGTGCTCGATACCCGCTTAGGTATATTCAGCCCGCACAGCAAATCGCACTGGCTGCGCACCCTGTGCGACGTGGATTTCACCCCGCCAGTGGAAGGGGAAACACTGGAAACCCACGCGCCGAACTTCTGACGCTGGCTCGACCGGGCGGCCAGCAGCAACCCGACAAAACGCGACGTGATTCTGGCCGCGCTGTTTATGGTGCTGGCGAACCGCTACGACTGGCAGCTCTTTCTCGAAGTGACCGGCCCCGGCGGCAGCGGGAAAAGTATCCTGGCTGAAATCGCCACGATGCTGGCCGGAGAGGATAACGCCACGTCAGCGGACATCGACACGCTGGAAGACCCCCGTAAGCGCGCCTCCCTGATTGGCTTCTCGCTCATTCGTCTGCCAGACCAGGAGAAATGGAGCGGTGACGGTGCCGGACTCAAGGCCATTACCGGCGGCGATGCGGTCTCCGTTGACCCGAAATACCAGAATCCGTACTCGACGCACATTCCGGCGGTCATTCTGGCGGTCAACAATAACCCGATGCGCTTTACCGACCGCAGCGGCGGCGTGTCACGTCGCCGGGTAATCATCCACTTCCCGGAGCAGATAGCCCCGGAGGAGCGCGACCCGCAGCTCAGGGATAAAATCGCCCGCGAGCTGGCCGTCATCGTGCGCCAGTTAATGCAGCAGTTCAGCGACCCGATGAGTGCCCGTTCACTGCTCCAGTCGCAGCAGAACTCCGACGAGGCGCTCAGTATTAAACGCGACGCTGACCCGACCTTTGATTTTTGCGGCTATCTGGAGGCGCTGCCGGAGCCCGACGGGATGTATATGGGGAACGCCAATATTATCCCGCGCCAGCCGCGCCTGTATCTGTATCACGCTTATCTGGTGTACATGGAGGCCCACGGCTACAGGAATGCGCTCAGCCTGACCATGTTCGGCAAAGGGCTCTCAGCCATGCTGAAAGAGTACGGACTGAATTACGAGAAGCGCCGCACAAATCAGGGTATGCAGACCAATCTCGCCCTCAGGGAGGAAAGCAACGCCGACTGGCTGCCGAAGTGCGATGAACCCACCGCAACATAGCCTACCCGGACCGGCATTGCCGGTCTTTTTTTACCTGCACACCGGCCAGAGTGAACAGTAAAGTGTTCACTGTTCACCAGATGTTCACCCACTAACGTTATGAAAATAAACAACAAAAACATCGAGTGGACAGTGTGAACAGTTTTTCCAGAAAAAACTTTTTACCCTCCAAAGTGATCAGACCGCTCAGTGCCAAAACCGGATATAGCAGTGCTGTTGAGTCATAGATCTAGGTCCACTTAGGTGGAATACTTACAACTTTCCATAAATTTTCGGTGCCTTACATTTATAAACTCTTCAACTTTATGATCTAAGGCACTTATATTGGATTGACTTCTGTAAAACCTCAACAAACACGTTTTCGTGGAAATTTTATGCCTTTTTTCGTAGGCGTTTCTTAAAATATCATATGCAGTATAATCATGTTGTTGGGTTATAACAGATAAGAGTAACTCAAGTGTATGAAGACCAAGGGAATAGAAACAATAACTTATATCGCGGTCTCCTATAGTTATTTTGTGATCATGTAAAGAGAGCGGGATTTCATTCATTGTTATACTAACAAACATACAAGAAAGACCTTCTATAATCTTCGGGTGGCGTCCTTCAAGTACTATCCGGTGTATTGCAGTGTGAGCTTGTTTCCATGGCATATATCTGAGCTTATTAAAACTTTTTTCTATCGCATCGCTATTATTTTCGGAAGAAAGAATTGAGTCCAAATATCTTGCTGCTTTAACTTCAAATGCAAGAAGTGTTTTATTCTTCGAACATACAATCATTGCGTCAGGTGATTTTGAGTTAGATTTACCATACGAAAACTCAGGAATGTATTCATACAAACCAGTTTTTTCTAAAGCGCACGATTCTTTGCATATATGTTGTACGTATAGTTCAAAATCGGCACCAAAATCATCTAAAAATTCCTTTTTTTTCCCTGAGCAGAGGTGAACCTTATGAAATAAATTGTCAAAAAGAAGCTCCTCAATAAATCTACCTTCTATTGGTAAATATTCTGTTTCGGATAGTCTTAGAAAAGGTTTATTTCTGAACATATCATAATTACTTGGTTCATCGATGGTAGATGCAGAAAAATCTGCGCCTTCCTTGAGGTCGAATGAAACTGATTTCATAACTTTTATTAGTAATTGCAACTTAATCCCAGTTTCTTGGCTAGCCTTACGCAGATCAATGATCCAGTCACTACATAGCATGATGTCAAATCTTGCAGAGATTCGTTTTACGGTGTACCGGCAAATTATCATGTAAATGATATTAATGTAACTCTCTATTGAGAATCCTGATTTTTCCTGAAATAATTGGACGTGCCGGGAAATTTTCGCCCCTTCAATAAAAATCTTGTGCGCACGATACATTTTAAAATTAAAATCATCTCTCGAACGAATGATGGCAGATTTTATAACATATTGATGGACATTCTCTGAAACATTGTAATCATTTATATGTGTTAACAATTCATGTAGTATACTTAACGAACTTATGGGGTCTGCATTGTTTTCAATTAACAAGTTAGAGCGATTTGCGCTGATTAGCATGAGCTTCCAACACTCTAAAATCTGCGCTCTGCCATATATACGGCGTTCGTCGATAGCATTTCCTTTACAAGCTGGAAGATTTGTTTTAGACCACTCCCTAAACTTTCGCTCTTCGTTACTCACGCATGATAAAACAGATAATTGCGATAATGTTTCTAAGCTAACGTTATCTCCTATAATTTTTTCAGATGTCTTTGGGTTTCCGTAGCAGCTCCTATGCGATAAGAGAATATCTATATTCTCAAATTGGTTGAACTCTGGAGCTTCACAGTCCTTATTTTTTTCCATAAAAACCCCTTAATCTATAATTGCTAATATTTGTGAACAATGTCTTCAATTCAACCGACTGACCTGCACTCCGTTGATTAACACGTGGCAACATTAGTAATGCCATCAACGGACTGCGAGATCAACGGCAAACTTCCGCTATTCGCTCACAGCAGACTATAACGCCTGTACCTGTAACCTGCGGAGGTGAACAGTAAAGTGTTCACTATTCACCGAGTGTTCACGCCCTAATACATTGAAAATAAATAATAAAAATCAGAAGTGAACAGTGTGAATAGTTTTTCTAAAAAAAAAGTTTCTTCCTTGATGTGGACTGTTCAGAAACAGGTCTGTTTAACTAAAAGAAGGAATGCAACAAACCACCATTGGTATACGCTTAGGTATACCGATAAAAGTTGAATTAATAAAAACCCAATAAAAACATACCATTAATTATTTTATTCAGACTCCGCCAGCCCACCAAAATTCTCCATCGGTGATTACCAGAGTCATCCGATGAAGTCCTAAGAGCCCGCACGGCGCAAGCCCTGCGGGTTTTTTTGTTACCTGTGCGGTCATATTTTCTGTATCAATCTCGAGCATCATCTATGCTTGTTTTGCACCACGATGCCATAACGTAAAAAAACATGGTGCAAAAACATATCTAACCAATTGAAATACCAAACTAATACCGAGTAGCAACTACGCGATGGCGACGGGCTGGCGTTGTTGATTAAGCCATTCGGCAGAAAGATCTGGTTCTTCAAATACACTCCCCCGGCGCTGAAAAAAAGGGCCACCATCAGCATTGGACCCCACCCCGCTTGGTGCCAAATGCCAACGCTGCAGCCATAATGTCACCATTGCGTGATGAAACAGATGACGACTGATGGTTATCTTCGTCAGGTACGTGCTGGTTCTAAAGACAAAGAAAGGCGAATCATGGGCAGATTTCAAGGTAAACGCATCCTTATCACTGGCGGTACCAGCGGTATGGGATTTGCAGGCGCACTGCGCATTGTTAGTGAGGGCGGCAATGTTGCCATTACGGGCCTCAATGATGAAAGGCTGAAACGCGCCCGTAGTCTACTGCCTGAATCATCTCTCATTCTGAAAAACGATGCAGCCAGCGAAGCAGATATAAGCGTTCTTCAGGCAGCGATAAGCGACTGGGGTTCACTCGACGGACTATGGCTTAATGCTGGCTTCGCAGAAGTAGGTGCTCCGGAATCGGTGACAGCGGATGCTTTTAACCGCATGATGAATGCTAACGTCCGCGGCCCGATGCTGCAGCTTGCCGCTCTTTCTGGATCCCTCAATTCAGGCGCATCTGTTCTTGTCACCTCATCTTCATCTGTATATGAAGGTGCGGCAATGACCAGCCTCTATGCAGCAACGAAAGGGGCAGTTGTCGCAATGGTTAAAAGCTGGGCCTCTGCGCTGGCTGTGCGGGGTATTCGCGCCAATACGCTGGTACCGGGTCCGATCGAAACGAACTTTAGACATTTCATGCCGGAAGAGTCGCGTCAGCAATTTGAGGATTTTGTTGTCAGCCAGGTCCCCCTCGGCCGGGCAGGAACCGCGGAAGAAGCTTCTGCTGTCGCACTTTTCCTGCTTTCTGATGACGCATCCTATGTCACCGGCAGTCAGTACGCGGTAGATGGCGGGCTGGTGCATTACTAG